ATGAAATACACAGTAATGACAGGCAATCCAGTTGACGGCTTTAGGGCTTTGGGAATATTTGATAGCAACGAGGAAGCGATTGATTACGGATCAATTGATTCTGCAATGATTGGCGATTGGACAGTTATGCAAATTGATGAAGTTGCCGAGCAGAAATTGACGAGGGCACAAATGATTGATCGCTTGATTGATTGGAACTTTCAAAAATATTCAACGCATTTGGATGAAGAGTTGCTCAGGGAAGTGAAAGAAAAGAACCTGATATGACCAAATATTCAATCATGCTGGACACTTGGTTGAGAACTTTTGCCCTAGACCCGAAAGGGTTTGGGCAATGGTTTGAGATATTAAAAGGGTTGGAAGTATTCAAATCTGTTACATTTACCCTTGAGCCGAGTGAAAATACCACAGGATTACCATTGTCTATAACGATCAATCACGATGAAATTCATTCCACCAATCAAGAATAAATCCATATTCGTAATCTACATTGTCTCGCAGGATGATGATGTAGTGACGGCTAGTTCTGATTTCATTGGTGACGATGTAAATGTCAGACGAGTTGGCATGGAGGCTTTAAATTACCTCCTTGCCACCTCCCTATCAGAAGAAAAGAATCTGTATGTGAATAATGTAGTTCATTCACTTCAAGTTCAATGATCTGAGTAACGATGTGCCACTTTTAAATGTGCCGTTTTTTTGATGCTCATCGTTGAAGTCATAGCCAAGTGTTTCAGATATCCAATATGGAAATCCTGTCTCTTTGGCTATTTTTTCGCCTGTGCCCGACTCATCGTTGTCCGCAACCACAAATCCCTTCGCCAAATCCTTGGCTACTTTTACTAGATTAGTGGCGGAAAAGCAGACATAGATTTTGTAGCGATACTTAAATGATTTTAAAACCTCTCGAATACTTAGTGCTGTTGCGTAGCCTTCGCATAAGATGTTCTGACCCTTGTTATCAAAGATGAAAGAAGCATTAGCCGTGCGTTGTCCGAATAGAAACTTTTTACCACCCTCTTCGTCTACAAGTTGGCAACCGACAAGTGCTCCATCAATTCGCATCGGGATTACAAGAATTCTTTTGCCTTCTTTCACCCACACATTTGCTTCTTCGTCCTCAAATCCCTTCGCCTTTAGATATGGATGCCGCAACGATTCGCATTGGTTGAGAATCCAAGCCGCCTTTTGTGCCGACTGTTTCTGCTGGTGTAGTGACTTTTCTCTAGCGTTCCTTGCTTCCTTAGCGAGTTGTGTCAAATTGATTCCGACTGTTGATTCTGGCTTCCAAAGTGACACATCAGTTTGAGTTGCATGGTTTTGAACCAGACCATAGTTGCCCATGAACTTGACTGCTCCATTCTTTTTCCTTGGGTGATCTTCAGTAGGATACCGAGTCCATACCCCTAGTGGCGGAGTAGTGTCGATTAGTATGCCGTGCGCTCTTGCAAAATTAACAAAGTCCATTGATTCTTTCTCCTATCCATTTCATTACTGGTACTGCCATACTATTGCCGAGTGCCTTGTACCTTGGCGCATCAGCCGTCTTCTCTTTGATATCTGTGTAGCCATCAGGGAAGCCCTGCAATCGTTCACATTCCAAAGGCGATAATCTACGAACCGCTAAGGATTGTGCGATGAAAGTCTGTGCATGATGTGACTGAACCGATGGTCTGAGAGCTTGTAAAGCAGGAGTGACTTCGAGTGGCGTGGCACTAAATGTATTGGCTTTAGCATCCTCTCTGATTGAATAGGCTTGAACCAAAACTTTAGGCCCACTATGAGTAGGCCCCGCCATATCTGCGGTCATCGTACAAGCAGTTTGACCTGTTATTATTCCATTGTATGTGTCACATCCAACTGATTGAACAAGTGGCACATTGTTACCACCTGTTCCCCATCTGCTCGTTACAGTTGGACTGATGCCGACCTCTTTGATACGGCTATCCGTTGGATGATTCTCATAGACTTTGCTTACTGGGACGAACCATTCGTCTTCGCAATTGAATCCGACACGACTGACTCCAGTGCCTGAAGCAGAGAGTGTGGGAGTGACTTTCCTCGCTTCTCTGCTCGGCGGAGGATTCCTTGACAAGCTTTCGGACTCAAAAAGAACCTTGGATGCACTGACCCAATCTCCAAAACATCCGACAACGAAGACACGCTTACGTCTTTGGGGAACTCCGAAGTATTGAGCGTCAAGCACTCTATATGCGAACCCATACCCGAGTTGCGCCACCGCCCCGAGGAAGGAACCAAAGTCCCGTCCACCGTTTGAACTGAGGACACCTGGCACGTTTTCCCATACGAACCACTTGGGTCTAAACTTGTCAAGAATTCCGCAATAGACAAGTGCGAGGTTGCCTCGTGGGTCTTCCAATCCTCTTCTGAGACCAGCAACGGAAAAAGATTGGCAAGGTGTTCCACCGACCAAAAGGTTAATTGTTCCAAGATTCCACTCCTTATAGTTTGTCATGTCACCCATGTTGGGTGTGTTTGGATAATGATGTGAGAGCACCTGACTTGGGAACTTCTCGATCTCGCTATACGCTACTGGTTGCCATCCCAATCCGTGCCATGCGACTGTGGCTGCCTCAATGCCCGAACAAACTGATAAATATCTCATCGTGCACCTTTCTTGATTGAATAGATGTACGCTCTGAGCTTCTTATCTACGAATTTCTTAACTTCTCCGTTGGGTTCTATCGCCCTTGATGTGTCTAAACCTTTGGGCCATACACCAAACTTCTCCCTGTATGTGTGCGCCATGCGCCCGTCCGACCATCCGTGATACCGCTTGTAATACTGCATCATGTACCAGAAGTCCTGCTTGGATGTACCGCCCATCGTGCCATTCAGCTCTTCCATTTCTCCTGCCACCGATGAAACTTTATTCTTTTTCTCTTTTACATAGCCACAACTGTGACAAGTGTCTCCGCCTGTCCAAAGCGCCCCACATTTAGGACACTTGCTACCTTCTTTGTGTTCTTTGGTTGGCTCTTTCCTAGTCTTTTCCTTGCCATCATCTAGTTCATGCACACCATTTTGATATACATCTTCCCAATCTTCCCTGAATCGTATGTAATTACCCGAATGATCTAGCCACAATGCAAAGTCTTTTCCCTCGTGACCACGCATCACCCGACCCATCTGTTGTATGTGTGAAGATAATGACTTGGAAAAAGGTCTTGCCGACACGCCTATAAGCACATCAGAGCAATCAAATCCTTTAGTTAGTATGTCAGTGGCTATCAATCCGTGGATGCCTGTATCGGGCTTTGAGAAGTCTTTAATCACCTCTTCTTTGAACTCGTCTTTATCCCTGTAACTGATAGACACAAAGTTATAGCCCTGCTCCGCAAACTTCCGTGCCAAATCATTGCCGTGCTCCACTCCTGCACAAAATACAACTGTTTTCTTTGGGCCACCAAATATCTCGTGGGTTTTCTTAATCCATTCCGCCACAATATCGCCTGTGATCTTCATGCCTCTTGTTGTTGTCTCTGCCTGTGACCATTCACCCGCTACTTTCTTAGCCCCTTCCATATCAATCTCTTTGGCTATGTAGACTTTGAGTGGCACAAGAACCTTATCGTTAACAAGTTGCTTGGTTGTAACTGTGGATATTACATTGTCGTAAATCTTGCCCAACCCTTTGGTAAAAGGTGTAGCCGTTAGTCCGATAACTTTGACATCTGGATTGTTTTTGATGAACTCAACTGTTTGATCTCTCGTCTGATGCGCCTCGTCAACGATGAGAAGTTGTAGTTCAGGTATATCTTTTCTGCGCTCTAAAGTCTGGGCTGAACATACTTGTATGCGTTCGTAAGGACGATACCGCCAATGACCTGATTGCATTACCCCGTGGTCTATCTTGTATTTATCCAGCCTAGTGCTTGTTTGATTACACAACACAATCCTGTCTAGGATCATGGCTGCCTTGTTCATCTTTTTCTTTGTGGCATCGAGTAAGGCAATTGCCATCTCTGTTTTCCCTGCGCCTGTGGGTGCGTAAAGGATCTGCTTCCTATGCCCTTGGGCAAAACCCTGCCGAAGTGCCTCAAGTGTGGCACTCTGATACTCTCTCAGTTGTAACATTTAATTCTCCGCTACTAGGACATAGCCCCTAGCTTGGCTTTATATTTCTATTTGACTTAAATATCTAAAATCCTGATTCGGAATACATACACATTCTTCTGTTCGTACCTCATGGTTTCTACGCATAATCTTTGTTTCGGGTTCGCCTTTGATATTAAAGTATAAAAACAAATCATCAAACTCTACAAACATATAAGCATAAACACCATCCGCCTTACCCTTCTCTTTCATTGTCAAGAATTTCTTTTTGCTAAATTGAAAATCTTTAAATGTACCGAACTTACAAAACCTTCGCCTGTACTCACCAATTGCTACAAGATATCCATCTTTGTATATTTCCCAATCCCAAATGCTCATCATGGGCATCGTCTCAATATCAACTCTTAAATACTCTTCAATCTGAAGCTTGGCTTTGGTTTGGTTATATGTATCTTCCTGTATTTCAGAATCTTTAAAACGATTTAATCCTTTTTCTAAAATCATAAACCATTCTTTTCCTTTAATTTATCTTGTATTGTTTGAGCAAATAAAAATAATCTATCAGGATCTTCAACATAAGAATGACGAAAGAAAAACTCAATTTCATTTTTTACTTCTTCTTTAGTCAACCCTACCCATTCTTTTTGCTGATCTACCATATCGAATATACAGGCATAACAAGTCGGACAGCAAGCCGTGCATTCGTGTGTTTCTTCTTCATTCATGTGTTTTTTCCTTCTTTACCTCTTTCCACCCGCCGCCCTCAACTGGTTGCCAACCATGCGTCTCGGTCAATACTTCATTTTGATGCCACTGCTCAAGAACTGTGATGGTTCGATTTTGATTGTCGTTAGAATCATAAGAATAAAAATTTTTATCTATCCATCTAAGTTGTGTTGTTGGTGTTAATCTTCTATTCATGTGTTGCGTTCCTTTAATATTTTCTCTACCCAATCTGCAACTCGGTGGGGATCGTTTGATAATAATGGGTTAAAGTCGTTCCAGTCAGAGCCATTTAACCCTACCCATTCTTTATACTCAACCATTGGTACGCACTCGCTTTTATAGTTTGCATCCCACTGGTTTGCTACGCATACGCACCCACGCTCATAGCATCCTATATCCACCATCAGAATCTTGTCTGAATCCCAAGGTGTTTGCATCTTTTTTATTTCATTCATGTGTTCTTCTCCTTTAATTTTCTGAGTTTATATTCTTTATACGCTTCGTATACCAATTTGTTTTTTTCTTCTTTACGGTCAAAGTACCAAAGTACTGCAACTCTTCTCACGACATTAGTAGGTACATCACGCCAGACATACCAACGACCCATTTGAAAACGCCACACTGCTTTGATAACATACAACCAAAATCTCATGTGTTCTTTTCCTTGAGGTATTTTTCGTAATCGCTCATTAAAGTTACTGCCGTTTTTCTATCCCAGTTTGATGGGTAATACGCAACAACAAATTGTGCTTTTTCCTCATCTGTCAACCCTATCCATTCTTTACTAACAAAAAACTTTTCAGCGCACGCAACGCAATACAACGCATAACCACCGCCAACTCCACATTCATCACACCCTTGTTGTAGTGTGGTGTAAAGAGGTATCTTTGGTAGATTCGCTACTGTTGGTGTTTCCCAAACAATGGGTTTAGCCCACTCAAGTTTGCGTTGTTCAACATTAATATAAGCCACGGGGTCATCCTGCTCTTGCTTTACTTCTTCGGTCATAGAATCTCCGTCTCAAGTTTCTTGATCTTTTTCTCTAACCATTTGATCTGTTTCTTTAACTCGTCATTCTCATTCTGATACTGATCCCGACTTAGCTTTACCGCCTTCAACTCCATCTCCATGTCCTTGATTTGTTGGCGTAGCTCTTTGATATGTGTCTGCGTGTGGATTGGGTCTTCAGATAAATTAACCGCCAATTGATCTACTAACTTTTGATTCTCTTCTATGAGTATCTCAAGGGCTTCGTTTGCCGTTTCAAGTTTAGATTCGTTAACCACTGGGGTTGTATCTTTTTCCTCTTTCTGTTTTGGCTTTTCTTTTTTGGCTGGTCGCTTACGCTCTCTTACTTCGCCGTCTGCCATCTTGTACTTGATTACATCAGGCTCTTTGCCCACCCTCAGCTTGGCTACAAACTGCTCAGATACATTACATATCTTGGCTATCTCCGCATTGCTATAGCCTGACCACTCAAAATGATTAACCATGATCATCACGGCATTTGTTTTGTCTTCTATAGTCCTGGGTTTGCCGTGTTTATCGTTTGCTCCAAGGGCATATAGGATGGCTTCTGATAGCGTTCCTGCCGTTACTTCTGCCTCTACTCCTGTGCGCTTTGCTTTCTGCGCTGCGAAGTACCTGTGGAATCCGTCTGCCAGGTAGTAATGGACACCATCGTGGAATATGCGTACTGGCGGGAACTCTGCGCCCCCAAGCATCGCTTCACAATAGGCATCTACTGTTGGCTGATCAATCTCCTTTCGTATCTGCGTCCCGCAATCTATACGAATTTTCTTTATGCTGACTATTTGCATGATGTGTTCCTTTCTCTTTTGATTCAAATGTTTCACCGCATTTTGTACAGCGGTATATTTTTCTAAATATTTGTTTGACGTTTCCTTGCCTTACACCAAACTCCCTCCCCTCATATGTGTTAATTACTTCAATCATCGTATGCCCCTAAAATAAATAACACATAACAAAATACTGCCGTTATCCACAATGCACTCAAGCCCAAAACGGCAATAAGAATTAGATAATCAAGCACTTCGTTCATGCCACCCCCAGTTTATTAAGTATTTAATCCAATCTTGATCGGAGCTATGGTAGATAAACCAAGGGTCATATCTACAACCTATTTTAATTCCCGTCTTTGTTGTTATGTATGATGTTCTCATTTGGCTTTCCTTTTAAATGATGAAGTAGATCTGCCATGTAAAGGTTGTGCTCCTTTGACCATCGCTCGATCTCTCTGACAATGTAATCACACCCGTCCTCAAAACCTTTGATGTAATGCTTGTCGTCACTGGTGTATTCCATGATTTTTCCTTATGTACTGAAGTATTGATTTGGCTTCTTTTATTCTTATTAGATACTCTAACTTGCCTTTGCTTTCGTAATCACGTTTAAGCTTGGCTATTCTTGCTTTTAATATTTCTTGCATCTCAATCATTCTCAATCCTTTCTACTTTTTGTTTTGTACATCCTTTGCCACAATACTCTGAGTAATGGCGCTCGGTTACTGTATGGTTGCCACACCTTGTAACGTAATGCGTGTTCTCAAATATCCATATATCACAGTCTTCAAACTTGTAGGCAATCCTTGGTTTGTTTAATTCAGCCTTTTGCTCGGGCGTTGGGCTAAATATTGAGCAAAGCGCCAAAATCATTAATCCTATTACTGTACCAAACAGAATAACAAAAAGCGTTGCCCCGCCAATAGGTGCTATAAAGTCTTCCCAAATATCTTTTCTAGTCATTCTTGTCCCCTTGCTCTGATGGCGTTTGAATCGCTTGTCAATGAATATGAATCATGTAATTGCCGAAGTACAGCGCAAAACTTCTCACGCTCTTTTTCTGCTATTAGTTTGGCGAAGGCTATAAAGTTATCACGTTCTTCTTTTTTGATAACTCCAGCAAATGCTTGACAAGCCATCTCAATTATTTCTTCTTTAGTCATACCACCCCCAATTTATTAAGTATTTAATCCAATCCTGATCCTCGTTATGATAAACATACCAAGGGTCATACCTACAACCTATAACTATTCCTGTTTTAGTAGTGGTCATATGTACCTCATAATAAAATCTGTCCAGTGTTTAGTATCAGCAAATATGCAAGCATCTAAATTGTTCTTAGCAGCCCAGTCTAAATAAGTAGTTACACTTTTTTTAGAAATTTTCTGATTACGTTGTAAAACGTATAAGATAGTTATATCTGGATGTTGTTCTTTAATAAACACAGCTTTTTTTCTATCAGCTCCTGTCCATAGTCCTTTTGTTTCTATGTAGACGTTATTAGTAACAGTAAAGTCAGGTGTGTAAGTGTGATTACTAGCAGGTATAACGTACTTAATCTTATTTGCTTCATAAGGTAATTCCCATCCCCGCAGCTTACAAGCTTCTTGGAATTTATTTTCCAATCCGCTTTTGTACATGTTGGGGTTGTGTCTTTTTGGTTTCATATAATTCCGCTTCTT